ACATAAAGGAACGTTACCATTCTTCAAATAATAAAAATTACCACGTCTAATGATAACTCCTTTATCGATAGCCTTATCAATTACAACTTTAGTGTCAAGCAATTTGTCTTTAGCTACATTTAAGAATGTCTTTGGTTTTTGTTTTGCAATCTTATGTGCTAATTTAAGTAATTCACCAATACCAGTTGTTTTTGCTATCGGTTTATTCTCTATCGTTTCAATAATAACTTTAAGCTTGTCTCTATCGTTTTTAATTGATCCCAAAGTAAGAATAACCTCTTCTTCAATAGAAAATTCGTTAATTGCCTTTTCTGCTTCTTCTTTCTTTCTAATAAGAACATATTGGTATGTCAACTTTGGTCTTTCTTCAAGCTCTTCAAGTGAAGGACACACTAAATCTTTATTAGCTAAAAGAATTTTATATTTAATATAATCTACTGGAACACTCAAATCCAAATATGAATCGTTTTTATCAAGTTCGACTTGTGCTGTAAAATTAGGATTTGCGGTTGACCAATAGTTTACTTCTGGTTTCTTATAAATAGAAAATACATCATCTTCGTGATTAAATCCCATTACATGCTCCAGAAATCTAATTTCATCGTTTGTAAGAACATTGCAATATAAACCATTTTTAAGTTTTGGCACCACAAACGTTCTACTACAGCCTTCAAACATACCGTTGTATGCGACATGCTTAGGATCTTTAATCCAATCGTTTGCTTTAGGTACTTTTCTAACAGTTACAATTTCATTACGTAAGCAATTAACATATTCTACATCTTCGTCTTTTGCTTTTGATTTTGTAACTGTTTTCTTTTCTTCCTGTGGTTCTGGTTTTTCAACTGGTTCCATAGGAATGTTAAAACTATCATCAATGTTACTAATAGCATCTGCAACGTTACCTTCTGTAACTTCTACTTCTTTTTTACTCTTCATTTTAATAAAATTTTAAATCAACTAGTCAGAATGGCAGGACTCGAACCTACAAAATCTCTACATCCCAAATGTAGCGTGATACCGTCTTCACCACATTCTGATAAAAAAGTTTACCTACATTGCTGTAGGTAAACTATAAAATATATGTCAATTAAAGTTTAATCAACGAGAATGTCTTAGTTGGATCAAGTACACAAACACCAAACTTACCAGACATCTTATGAATTACAGCAGAATCCTCGTCAAACGACATATAAGGATTACCAAGCTGTCCAGTGAATGGGTTTCTCAATCCCCACTGATAACCCGTAATTTCACTCTGACCTTCTACAGCACACTTAAAGATGTTCGGAGCATCAGCAGTACCAACATAGAAGAAGTCATATCTGTAAGACGATTTCAAACCACCGTTTGAATCTATTTCCTTATTATTTACCGGATCATCGTACCAAGGATCGACATCAACCTTAATTACGATGCCATTAGGAGCCATATATTGTACAAACTGGAAGCCAGCTGACAATGCATTTTGATGTAACGGGCTGCTAACTTTCTGAATAGTTGCTGGATTCTGTGCGCTCATTTGAGTTGCAAATGTTTGCCATCCACTAACTTGATTCAATACAGCTTTATGGAATTGAGCTGCACCACGTTCACCAGTCTTCAGAAGGAATGTACGTTCACTAAAGTCGAGTTTTGCACTTGACAAATTGTAAAGAATATCTTCAATCAACTTCAAACTGAAATCATTGTAATATTGTACATTGGCTCTTTCGAGTTGCTCCAACAGACCATCACCAGTCTTAACAACATTACCAGATTTACCAATAGTCAGATATTCACCATTTGCACCACGAGTAGACTTACCGTACATTAAAGCATTATTCATATAATCCTCAAACTGTACCTGCAACTCATAATCAACATAGTGCATCCACATATTGATAGTATCGTGTTGAAGTTTACCACCTTCGGTTGTACCTTTAACTACAGGAATACCTACAGCCAACTTCTTACCAAGCATACTGCCAGGAACTTTGTGTTGGATTCTGATTGACGACCATTCGTTACGCATCTGTACAGGAGCTGCAAATCTGATGTCACCACCTTTACGAGACAGTTCAAACTCATTGAAGTATGCAATGATAGAGAACTTCTCACCAGCTTGTAATCTTTCTTTTGGACATCCTTGGCCTTGATCACCAAACATCTCTACTTTATACACGGCGTTAGTTCCTTCAAATCTAGGATCACCTAAAATTTTAAATTGGTAATTTCTATCATTACCAAAAATTGTTTCTTGGTCTGCAAACCAATCTTCTTTAAACACAAGGTAAAATGGAACT